ATCTGCCTTCTCTCTGTACAACCAGGATTCTGGGCGTCAACTGGCTTTTCACAAGTCAAGATTGGCCCTGAGCTGAGAGGTAGAGACGGCTTATGCATTCGATTTCCGATTGATGACGGCACATGGAGAGTATCTATGGGCCGGATTGGGGCTAAGCATGGTCCGTTCGGTGCGCAGCACACCTGCTCCACCAGACCAGGCGCGTCTGGGAGCATTGTGTACAACCAAAGGGGCGGAGTCGTGGGAATCCACACTAGTGCTATCAAAGCATTAGGAGTGAACCACATGACCGCCCTGGAATTCCTAAAGAAGGAAACGGAGACCTCATTCAAGGACAAATACTTCATCGAAGAAGAGTTTGACCCCAGATACGAGGACTACGACGACACCATTTATTTCTACACTGACCCTGAAGAGGAGCAGTTGCGAATGAAGATCGGAATCAAAGGCCGCAATCACGTCTATATGAACGAGTTTGACGCAGCCGATGATGAGAACATCAATGACTGGTGGGAAGAATTCGAGGAATGGGAGGAAGGTGACTATAGAGAGACCCGTGAAGAACGGCTCGCTACCATGTTTGAATCCTCCCGGGCAAGCGACAAACGCACTAAGAAAGTGACGAAAGAGGCCCCTCGCCAAGAGGAGCCCTGCGCAACCGAAGAGGTCCCGCGGCGAAAGCCGCCTGTGATACCCCCGAGGCCGCGCACATCCAAGGCGTTCAAAGTCCCAGAGTCTTCACAGACTGTGGTTGATGATGACAAGCATGACACCACACCCGTGGAGACCGTGCAGGAGGAACAAGTCACTGAATCTGAGCAATACGAGAAGGAGCATCCTTTTCAGACCCGGACCTCCCCGAGGCAGTCCGTGAGTCGCACGCCCTCGGAAAGTACACAAGCGGAGCACCCCGATGGGTTGATGGATCCAACGGCACCCTCCGAGAGGTTGGAAGAGCCGACATCCACTTCCCCGCACCAGCTTACAAGGAAGCAAAAGAGAGCACAAAAGAAGAGCAGAGAAAAGTCAAAGGACTCGAAAACTGGCATCCGCCAAGACGAGACCTCCAGGCAGTCCTCGACTCCCTCACTTCACAGTGTGGGAGGAGAGTCAACGGTACAGTCCCCTCCGCCTCTGAGCAATCTCGAGTTCGCGATTCCATTGTCCGACGATACCCGAAGACAATGGCACCGTACGGGCTCCATCAAGGTAAACTTGATGAAGCCATCGTCCGCGAGCGCCTCAAATACCAGATCTCGAAAATCCCGGGCCAGTCAAAGCCCGGCGTCCCCTACTCGAAACTAGGTTTCTGCAACAACGACATCGTCGCAAATCACAGAGAATTCATATTCGACTGCGTTATCGAAAGACTACGCTTGTTGAGTGAGAATGATCTAACCGGCATGTCGCCAGCAGAACTAGTGGGAAAGGGAATGACAGATCCAGTACGCCTCTTTGTCAAAGGTGAACCACACCCCCAAAAGAAGATTCTAACCAAACGTTGGAGGCTTATCATGGCTATCAGTATAGTAGACCAGCTCGTAGAGCGAATCCTGTCTGATGCCCAGAACAAAGCCGAAATCAATGATTGGAAAGAGTGTCCCTCAACCCCAGGAATCAGTTTAACTGATGATGCGGAGTTGAAAGAGTTTTATGACAAAATTCAGTCACAGTCAGGTGAAATCGCGGAAGCGGATGTAACCGGCTGGGACTGGTCAGTCAAAGAATGGGAACTCCACCTCGAAGCAGACATGCGAGCAGACTTATGTGATGCTGATGACTGGCTTAGGAGAATCTTCCACAACAGAGAACATTGCGTTGCAAATGCCCTGTACTGTCTCCCGGACGGTCGTCTCATAGAGAAGATTGTTCCTGGAGTCCAGTGCTCAGGAAGATACAACACAAGCTCGACCAACTCCCGCTTGCGGGTTGCGGTTGCTGCTTTCTGTGGGGCCGGGTGGGCCTTTGCTATGGG